CCAGCGACCATATTAATTAAATCATCCATAATTATGTATTGGCTACACGCCTATTTATCACTTTATTAGATTTCCCCGCCTTGTGGCATCTCAGGAGCCTCTGTGGCACTACCATCTACTTCAGGTTCTGTGACAGGTTGTCCCATATCCATACCCATTGCTGCACCCATCTCGGCTTGTTGTGCAACAATAGGATCCATGATCTTACCGTCTTTAATTTCTTTTTCGATTTCTTTGTCCATCTCTTCAATTTCAGTATCAGTGAATTTGAGGATGTTTCTTCTTACATAACCAGTAGAGAAGTATTTTCCGAGATATGGTTCAACAGCACCTACAACAGCCAACCTCTCATTCATCAACTCAGTTTCTTTGAGTTCAGAGAAATGGTTATCGTATACAAAGTCATATTGAATATGATCACCCAAAGTCTCCCAGTCTTCAGGAGAAACAATGTTTTTCAGAATAAGTTGAGTCTTCAACATGTCATTAAAGACTGTAGAGAATCTCTTTCTCATTCTTCCGACGAACTTAGTAAACTTAATTTCGTCTCTTAAGATTTCAGAAGAACGACCAAGATTGAATCCTTCACCAGATCCAGCAATACGAGATTCAGGAACACCTAATGCTCTGTATAGTTTCTTCTGGAAGTATTCAATATCAGAAAGTTCACCGAGATTTTGTCCGCCAGGAAGAGTTGTGATCTCAGTACCTCTTCCTCCTTCACGACGAGGTAACCAGAAATCTTCAAGCATACTCATATGCTTACGATCATCTTTAACCTCACCAGTAGATGCGTTATAAACCAGTTTATTGCGATAACGGTTCATAACATCACGCAGATATTGTTCTGCTTTGATCTTAGGTAAGTTACCTACATCAATATAGAAAATTCTTCTTTCTGGAGCACGACTCAACCTGTAGATAACAAGAGAGTCTTCAATCATTCTAAGTTGATTGAGTGCCTTGATTGACTTGTGTAAGTAAGAAAGAATAGTCTGTTTGTTTCTGTCAACCAAACCAGAATGACAGAAAGTGATTGAGTCAGGAGCAATCTTGACTTTTGCCAGTTGGTCTTTAAAAGCTGGTTGACCAATACCACCAAGATTATTCTTTGCTGCTCCTACTTGTGGATCATAAAGATAATACTCTTCAATTTTTGGTGTCTCTACATTCTCTGCCCCTACTGCTTGTCTAACAACAGTATTCAGGCTTTTATCATTTTTCTTAAGTTTACGAACAAACTTAATTTTAAGTGGATCAATATATCTTACTTCTTTTAAACCTTCTTCTGGAGCATTGACATCAATTACCTTATGGTAAAAGACTCTACCATCAATGTACCAATTTCTTAAAATCTCATGACATTTTTTATCGAAGTCCAAGAGTTCCTTCACTTTAGTGAACTCTTCTCTAATCATTTTCTTTAAAGAATCCGACGCAGGAAGGTTCTCCAAGTCAATCTGGACAGGAGAATCGTTCTGGTCGGATACGATTGCTTCATTTATAATATCTTCAATGGCACTATCCACTTCGGGATGAAGTGCCATTTCTCTATAACGTTTGATGAGATCAGCTTCGGACTTATAAACTCCGTCGATGTCTACATACTGCCCATAAAAACCACTAGAAACATAATAGTCGGAAGAGTCCTCGTCAGTTCTGGGAACAGGGGACACAATACCTTTAGATTTGTCCTTGGACTCATCCTCTATTTTAAAACCAAATAATTTAGCCATGAATCAAGTTGTATGGGCTTTACCCATGTATTTAGTAAGGTTTCCTAGTCCCCTTGTGAATCACCAGTTGCTGCAGCAACTCCATTAACGATAGATTGTTCCTCAGAGTCAAGAATAGTCTTACCATTCTTATCAAGAGCATCCCACCATTGAACCTGAAGATCTACTGTAAACTCTTCAATAGTATCAGAGTTATCGTAAGAAACTTCAATAGCACCAACAGATGTTGGGAATACACCATGGAAAAGATAGCTCTTAAGAACTGGTACGTTCGCAGATGCTACAATAGGAACACCCTTAGGTGAAGCTGCTTTTGTGCTTGCAAGAGTGTTTCTACCGAGTTGATGAACTCTAGCGTCAGCTTGATATTGTCTGGGGTTAATGTAACCAGAAGCATTGTCATGCTTATTGATTCCATTCATCCATCGTTCAAAAGCATTTCTGATGCCAAAGTCGATGTCGTTGATGATGGTAATTGTCCAAACATCGAATGTTCTATCCCCAGCAATCTTAAGGTTCCTTCCTCGGAAGGGAACCTCGATTACGTTGATGTTAGATGCAGGGAGATTCGCGGCCTTAACCATGAATCTTGCAGCTGCCGCTGCAGTTTCACCCTTGATGTCATCTCCAGCATCAACAAAAGAAGGGAATTGAAGTTCGACTTCGAACAGATTAGGTCTCGCAGCACCACCGATCAATTTCGATTTGAAATCCTCAATGGTCCTGTCTGCGATATCGGGATGATTTTTTGAAAAGTTAGCCATCGTTAAAGATACCTCTAGTGGATTTAGTTAAGATAATTGATCAGACAGCACCGATCACTTCATCGAAGCTGATACCAGATCTCGTAGCAACGAATGTAAGACCGATGAAGTTAATCGATCTTGCAGGCTTGACGAAGATGTCAGCCTTGAACTGGTTAGCGTCAATGATATCGGGAGTGTTATTAGTTTCGTCGCAGATTACTACGAAGTCACTAATACCTCTCTTCGCTTTAACATCGCGAAGATAAGGTTCAACGATATTGAGGAAGTTTGTTCTTGTAAGAACATCGTTAAACTCAAACAGTTGAGCTCTTGCGGCTCTCTCGATAGTTGCCTCAATAGTGAGGAACAGGCGACGAACGTTGATTCTGTCAAAAGCAGATGCAACTTTCAGAGCAGTCTTGTCACCAAACAGAACCATGCCAGCTCCAGGGCTGAACATGACTGGGTTAATTCTCTTAGGATAGAGAAGATCTCTTTGTGCCTGAGAAGGATTGTATGCAAGTTTAATTGCATTATTAATTGTTCCTCTCTGAGCACCCGCTGGTGAGAACCAAGGGAAAGAGTTGATGGAAGTTCTTGCCATCAATCCAGCGATGTCACCATTCAGAGGGATATATCTGAATGTATTGTTGAATCTGTCATACATGTACTTGTATCCAGAGTCAAACACACCGTAAGAAGTAGAAGGCAGAGCATCATAGAACTGTACGATGTTTGCAGTCTGTGTATCTGGATTTGTAACATTAACAACTCCAGCTCTGTGTGGAGAGATACATGCGATACAATCCTTACGAGTTCCTGCAATCTGCAAGAGTTTTGAAGCTTTTGCTTGTGATTCGTAAATTGTAGATCCACCTGAAGGTCCGTTAATCAAGAAGTTAACAGAGTATTCTGCAGGGTTGTCTAAAACAGAGTATCCCGATACAACATCACCAAGTGCTACATCGAATCTATCAATACCACCGTAATCGTTACCGCTTTCCATTGAGTAGGATTTAGAACCGATTGCGTTGTAAGTAGATCCTTGTGCATTTGTACCCCATCCACCAGTGCTATCTACTGTATATCCACTCATAGTAGTGAACTTAACACCGATACCACTATGAGCAGCACCAACAAAGATGTAATCAGAGAAGTTAGCGATGTAGTCTTTGTAGTAAGTAGCAGTAGATGGTGAAACTTTTGCGTCAGCAGCCTTAGAAAGTCCAGTCCACTTCTCAACAATGTTTCCTGCACTACCTGTTACATCTCCAGTGTCATCAACAACTACGACATGGATTTCATCATGTTCACCGTTTCTCTCGCCAGCATACTCAGAAGTCTTAGGACGTTCTGCAATACTCTTCCAGTAAATTGTGCTATTACTTAATCCAAGAGTCTGATCATTGTACCAGTCCCTTACAGTATTGATGTCAGAAAGGAGAAGTCCTGTTCCGATTCCAGACTTAATAATGAATGTGGTATTTGCCATACCAACACCAGCAGTCTGGTCAAGAATAACGCCTGGGTTTGCAGCAGTCGTGAAACCAACAACATTTGCAGTTAATGTTCCGTTAAGTGACTTAAGTTCATCACCGAAAGTAACATATCTGCTATCGAAACTATCAAGAGTTACGATAGAAGAACCAGAACTAACAGATCCACCGAATCTGTTTCTTTCAATTTGCTGTTCTGTTCCAGAGTTGTTGTAAATTCTGTATCTGTTTTCGAAGTTGTCAAGACCTTGAGTTCCGATTCCAGCAGCTAAGTTAGCATCGTAACCTAAGAATGCATTGATTCTACTTCCTTCTTCATAAGCAACACTAGACCACTTGTTGTTATTGTAAGTGTACTTAGAAGTCAGTTTGACATCAATCGAACCTGAGTTGATTTGAGTAATGATACCTTTAAGATATCCTGTGTGAACTCCAACAGTACCGTCAGACATTGCAACGGATGTGGAGAATCCAGCAGTGATAGCGTATCCTACTACAAGACCATCTGTACCAACTCCAAGTCTTTGATCTGCAAGACCGTCAATGATGCAAACTTTTAAGTTATTTGACCATGAGCCTGGATTTCTAGCAGCGTAATGCCAATCCTCGTCAGTAGTGTGATTGGTGTAGTAATCCTCACTGGATAAAATCTTTAAATTAGTTACTGAAACAGAAGAAGGAACGTTCGCATTTGCGAGTGTTGCCCCATCAGTTCTAATAACTCTTAATACACCACCATATGAAAGATATGAAGAAGCAGTGTGCCAATATTCGTACTGTCCGTCAGCAGAGTAAGGCTTACCAAACGTATTAAGCAGATCCTGTTCTGTTTCAACTAAGATAGGTACTCCAACTGGACCTTGGGAAAAAGGACCTGCGATTGCACCAACCTGATCATTAATGTCGTCAATTCTGCCAATAGTTAAGTCAACTTCTCTTACCTTGACTCCTGGTGATACTAAATTTAACGCCATGTCTTAGTCCTCTGAAGAAGTTCATTTCTCTGTTATTATTTAGAAATTGCTACTTTTTCACTGGGGAAACAATGCGTGAACCCTTTACCAGTCAGGATATACGTCTGGCAGGTTGCGTCTTCGTTTTAACTTAACTCTTTGTTTGGTACATTCCTTACATTCATATGAATAGGCTGATCTATTCGCTCTGTTCCTTCTTGTTAGATAAAAATCAGATAGAAGAGACTTGACTTTACCACAAGACCTACAAGTCCTTTCCTGTAAATACAGATGTTCTAGGTCAAATTGATCTTCGAAATCCATTACTTCTCTGCGGCATACAATGCAAACGTAGATGTTGTGATAACGGTCATCATGTTAGCAATATGTTGTTTATCTGCCTCTCCGCACTTATTATCTTTAGCAATAAAACAACCCACTATAGTTGATGCTACTATTGCCAGTTGAAAAAAGATAACGAATCTTATTAGGTTTATAACTTGTTTTTTAGAATCCATTAGTAATACTCCCACATATAAGACCTATCACCATATTCATCAACATTCCATCTGTCCCCATCGCCATCTACAAATGATGTGTCATCAAGACCATCACTCATAAACCCAAATGGAGCCATATCTTGTTCGATCTGATTCTTTTGTTCATCATATAATCTTTTACGAATATCATCATCCGTCATCTCCTTAAAATAATCTTGAGCAACTAACCATGCAAAGATTACGAGACACATTGCGAGGTCATCATTACAACCTTCTTCTGCCTGGAATGTATTCTTTGTTTGAATGAACGTGGTCAACTCAGCAATAGTATCGTAGTCACAAATAAGAAGTTTATCAGATTCGATTAATGACTTTAAGTTTAGTGATCCTATCTGTTTGACTGTCTTACTCATTTTGACACCCAATTGTGTCTTCTTACCAGAAAACCCCTGTCCCACAACTTGACCTGCTCTACCTCTCATAGAACACATTAAAAGGTTTTGATATTCCAAGTCATAGTTTATAATAGATGCAACCTGATCACCAATATCATTTACTTCACATAAAATGTATGCATTATTATATGCCTTTGCAAATTCATAGATGACACTAGGAAAGATCATCGGTTTGATCGTATTGTTCCTATATTTTGCAACTAACTTATATGGAAACTCTGTGACATCAAATACTCCAAAAGCAGAGTAATCTTTCTCTACACCTCTAGCAACGTCAACTGTTACCACATAATTATGTTCTGGTATTGGATTTTGAAATATATCTCCACCATTACTTCTACCAATAGGCTCATCATATGATAATGATTTTAACTTTGCAGGAGCAATCAAAGTATCAATAGATCCTAAGAACTCACACTCAAACTCAACACGGAACTGTTGTTCTGATGTGTTCTTAATTGTTTGTTCTTTCCAAGCCTCATCTCTGCCTGGTACTTCTGACCAGTGAACGTCTGTAGTTACATATTCATTTCTACCAAGTTCTGCATCATGCCATAACCTATAGAAGTGATTCATACCCTTGGGGGTAGAAACGATAATCACTTTTGTAGATTTACCAGATGAAATCGTAGGATATACAGAACTGAAGAAGTCGTCTGCAATATGGTTTGGAATGAACGCAAATTCGTCCAAGAAGATGATGTTGAACGACATGCCTCGAACGGCAGATGCAGACGTAGATGCAGCAACAATCTTTGATTTATTTTCCAACTCCATAGAACCTTTGTTCCAAGCAACAATACCTTGTTGCATCCAATGAGGTAGTGCCTCATATGCAGTTTGAAGTCTACCTAATAGTTCTCTGGCAGTTGCAGCTTTGTTTGCAAGTATACCAATATTAACGCTATCGTTGAAGAGTGCGTAATGGAGGAGATATGAAACAACGGTTGTTGACTTTCCCGACTGTCGGGGCATCTTACAAATATTGAATCTATTTTCATGGAAATTTTTTACTAACTTCTCCTGAAATGGATACATCTCAAAAGGTACAAGACCTTCATCGAGGTTAATGATTCGGATATATTTCTCGGTAAAATATACAGGATCATCTTTACACTTAAGATATTCCCTAATATTTTCTTCTGTCCAATCTACAGATACGTTAGCTTTCTTTAGATTGGGATTACCAAGGTATAGGTCAGCTTGATTTGCCATTTTTCATTTTCCTCAATGCCAACAGAATCATCTGTAGTTCTGAATTCTTTTGAAGATCTTTTGGTGAAAGATCCTTGGATAGTAATTTAGGTTTTCTTTGTTTTAAAGCACCAGTCTTTAACATATTGGAGAGTGATTTCTCCATTTCTTTTCTAGCACTATTTCTGTTGTTCTTCACCTTGCCCGCCATTTTTTAGAAACTTTTGTAAGTCAGCCGTAGATCCAATAAACAGAGCATTGTTAGTGACACTGTTAGGACCTTTGGGATCTTCCTTATTTAAGTCTTTCATTTTTTGTTGTAGGTCAATTAACTTATCAGTTGCGTCCGCAACACTCTTAATTAACTGTCCAGCAACTTCATATGCTCTTGGCGAATCACTTTCCTGAGATAACTCAAGGATACCATTTACAGCTTCTTGACCCTTTTCAATCAAAGAGTATAACTGAGATCTAGTGTATTCGTAATCTTTTTCCGACTCCTGTCCGCGATCTCTGGCTTTTGGAATTGGCTTGGGTTTCTTAACAATCTTAGTTTCCTCTATAGGAGTAACTTCAATATCTAAGGTTTTATCTATATCGTGGAATTCACTCTTCATACGTCTTCACCTTTCGAGGGACTATAGACCTTACCGTCATTATAATCATACTTAAATTCACTGAATCCAAAGTCATCAGCAGGTTCAATTAGTGCAGTATCTTGTGGGGTAATTGCATTTAATACAGCACCAAAATCATGTTGAGTAATCATACTACCATACTCACCCCTTCTAACTGTCAATCTATTAGCTGCAATAGACTTAATCTTCATGATCTCAGAATCAATCTCAATAAATGTTTCTGGGACCAGACTTGTAGCATCTGAGACTTCGAAGGATACTACCTTAGAATTAATAACTTCTGCAAGTGTAGTAGTTGCATCATTATTATAATCTCTGATTGCAAGAGGTTCTGCTGTATAACGTACCTGTCTAGATCCTGTCTTGAGATTTGAAGTATCTGTTTGATAATCAACCTGAACCTTCTTAATGAGACCTTCATCCGTAGAGGGTAGAGGTCCGTACATGTAAGTCTTTGCTGTAAAGTTTAAAGTATAAACAATCTCTCTTCTTGTCAAATAATCATCAGTATAATTATCTTCAAAACTAATGCTTTCCAGAACAATAGGAACATCTTTCTTCTCTCCCAATACATCGAGCATGTCAATGGTTAAATTGAAACTGGGTTGAAAGTAAGGTAAAATTTGTTCAACGATCTGAAGTGCATCCTCATTTAGTTTTGCAAGAACATTCAACTGAATATTAATATTATAAGGAACAGGCATGAAAGTTTTTGTCAGTCCCCCTGAAGCAGTATTAACTGCTTTGAAAGTCTGCATAGTAGAAACCTTTCGGGATCCATCATACTGAATACCTACCATTTCAAAAGACATTCGAGGTAGATCTACACTCGATGCCGTTCTTGCAGCCCCTTCAGTTCTTAACTCGGGTCTTTGTTCCAACCTTGCTAAGAATTTTTGTACAGGACCATATGCAATGGGAACCTTTACCACACTTAAGTTAGTACCAGCACTTGTCTTGGTACGAACCTCCATGTTATTAAACAGGGTTCCAAAGGATATGATAGTCTTTCGAATGACCTGATGATAGAAATGAGGTGCTAACATAATAAGGTTAACTATTATACTTTATTTAGAACTCCCCAAAGGGGTTTCTTTCTGAGAAGTCAAGAATCTTGTCGGCCTCTGTCTCAATGTCTTTATTAGATGCAAATCCATTATCATCTCCACTATCAAAATCAATAGAAGAGATAGTGTAACTTACACCAACTCCAACAACGGATTCTCCGATGATAAACGATCCATCAGCCCTAGTGATTCCAAGTTGTCTATTTGGAGCATTCCAAGAACTGACATAACCTTTGGTTCCACTTTCCAAACCTTCAACAACTGTACCTCTTTCATAGTCACCGAAAGATGGATCTTCAACTGGATCAATATCAACGGTAGGATAGTTAAATGTATATCCTGCACCAGCACTACGATATCTAATTTGAGCAAGAGAACCAGTTACATCAAGAACTGCCTCTGCATCAACATTGTTAATAGCAGTAGATGTACCAACAGAAGAAGGAATAAAGATTGGTTGAACGTAGATATTAGGTGTAGTAGAATAACCAACACCACCAGTAATAATACCAGCAGGTCCCATTACTTGAGTATTGATAACAGCTGTTGCAATACCACCACCTGATCCTCCACCACCAGTTATAGTTACAAGAGGGGGATTCTGATAACCTGTGCCTGGATCAGTAAGTAAAATTCTATCAATACCTTTCCCAGTAAGATTACCAGTTCTACTTGTCATGATAGCAACAGCAGTTGCCTGTCTACCTCTATCTGGTTCTGTGATATAAACAAGTGGAGTATTTAAGAAACCTTGTCCAGATTCTTTAATGAATATCGAACCAATTTCAAGTCCATTCATGACAGCTACTGCCTGTGGAACAATATTGTCACAAGTTTGAATATGTTGTGCAACCTCACTAGTTTGCAGATCTGTTTCTTGTTCTGTAGTTGTTGTGGGAACTTGAGTTTCAACAGCAGATCTGAATTGTGTATCTGTTGTATGTAATACTGTAAGGTGATCCATCACACCAATATATCCTGCAGTTCTAGTTGGAGCTCTACCAGCACCAGCAACGTCAGCACCCATTCTCAAAACATCATTACCGATGAATGGAATTGGGTCTACGTTTGCATATGGACCTTGAGATACACCATTGATACTGATTCTTGCATCCGTACCGACCTGAACAATTCTGATAAAGTTCCAAGCATTCGCATTCATCTGTTGTGAAGATGAAGTTGTAGTTTGTGCTGATGCAAATCTAATCTTACCATCCGTTAAATGATAGATCTTAATTCTATCTGACCATAACAGAACACCTCCCAGACTTGGATCTGGGGATAGATTTACTGGATAATACCAGAAACTAATTACTACCCTTCCATTTCTACCATCAATAGTTGATGGAAAAACTAATCTAGAATTTTCTACCTCAGTGGAAAGCGTATGTTCATATGCATTATTTCCAAACTTAACCTGAGAGGCAGTAGTTCTATTTGGTGGACTGAATGTAATAGTAGGGATTGATAGATGATTTGAGCCAGGATTAGTTACAGTTACTGTAGTAATTCCACTATCCACCATAGTAGCAGTACCTGTTGCAGGTATACCCTTCTCTGGATTAGCAATACTTACTGATGGGGTAACAATGTAACTTCCATCGTTAATCATGTCGATATACTGTACAGATTTAACACCTGTAAATGTAGTTGCATAACCAATACTTGCAGCAGCTGAAACCGCAGTAGATGGAATCATATTGATAATCATGGCAGAATCTGAACCACCAAGAGGTTCTATAATGTCCTCACCAGTAATACCAGTTTCAACATCAGCAATATCAATGATCTCATCTTTGTACTCGAAGATCTCACATCTAAGTTCATACATGAAAAGATCATTTAACTGGTAGAAGGGAACTTTGCCTTCCACATACTTAATTTCGAATATAGCATTATCTAAAGGAAGATAGATCAAGTCACCTTCTTGAGGTCTATTGGTTAACTTAATCTCGCCTTCTGGATATAATTCTAGGAAAGGACTAATAAAGTCATCATATCTTTCCTTTGAAATAACTAATTGTATCTCGTCTGTTGCACGAACACCAAACTTTGTTAAAATATCTGATGGTGTTCCAAACCCTTCAAAGTTAGTTAAGTATGCCTCAATTCTAAAACTATCATCAAATCTAGAAGCATTGATTTCTTTGATTACTGTTGCTTCATTAACAATTTTTCTAGGTAAGTACAAGACATCCTGACCAAACATCTGTAGATGTTCGTTCACCAAATCCTGAACTAACCTTCGTTCACTAGGTGATCCGTGTAAGAAAAAAGGACTTAAAGGCATTATCCGATAAAATCTAGAGGTGGCATTGCATATTCAGTCATCAACTTCTCCTCATGGTCTTCAAGTTCTCTTTGAGCATCATCGAATAGTTGTCTACCATTCATCTCAAGACCACCAGGCAGTTTTACTCCTTGGAATTTTATTAAGTTCTGACCCCACTGTCTCTTAATAAGAGATGTGGTATACCTCTTTAACCAAGGATCGTTGTAAACTGATGTTGCTGATTGTGGATCTACTTCTCTATAACAGTCAATTAAAATGTAATGATTCTCTGTTACTTCACCAAGATCAATATCCAAATAGAGTCTTCTATTCTTCTTATTAAATCTTATCTGAGCATCAGGGTTAATCATATAATCAAGGGTTTCAAGATAAGACTTGACCATTGCATAGTTCAGTAAATCAATTGCTCCGTAGTAATATAAATCATTCAGGAACAATTGGTATTTAATATTGAATAATCCGTCCGAGACTGAAGACGAATCAATCTTAAAGATTTTGTTTACGCCAATGATTGAATCTGGAAGAGGTAAGTAATTTGAATCCTCTTCATACTCCATCATCGACACTCCACCATGGGAACTAGTCCCTGTGGTAGTTGAGGCAATACCTGCTAAGGTGTCTTTTTCTACTTCAAGTAGTTTATGCTTGAGAAAAACTCTGTCTATTCCCTCACCATGTCTTTCATGGTATAATTGGATGGCATCATCGATCAAATCTTCAACTTGATCGTCGTCAACGTTGATCTCCAATACTGGTTTACCGAGTTTTCTTAGGCAGTATTCCTTCAACTCGTCTCTACTAGAGGGCTTTGCCATTCCCAAACTCTATAGGTTTCTCCAAAGTATTTATGATCTTACTAACTGGTTATCAAGGATTTATCGGATCTCATTTCAGAAAAGCACTGGGGGAAGAGGGTCAACACAAAGTTATTGGTATCGATCAGGACAATGCGTGGGAGTTTCTGCGTAAATTCGATCAATGGAAGAATGTGACACTTATTGTACACAATGGTGCAATTTCATCTACAACAGAGAAAAATTGGATGACCATTGCACACTACAATCAAGACTTCACTGCCCATCTCTTCGCAAAGGCAATGGAGTATGAGATTCCTATTAAATATGCATCATCAGCATCTGTGTATGGGAATCAAAAAAAGAATCGTAAACTAATAAACCCCCTAAACCAGTATGCCATCTCAAAGTTAATCATTGATTATTATGTCTTAGATCATATTGATAAGTTTAAAAGTATTCAAGGATTCAGATATTTCAATGTATATGGTGAGGGAGAGGATCATAAAGGTGATCAAGCTAGTCCAGTATCAAAGTTTACTAAACAAATCAAAGAGACAGGTGAATTAAAGTTATTTGAAGGTTCTGATAAGTTTTACAGAGACTTTGTTTGGGTCAAAGACGTAGTAGATGTAGTTCTAAATAATACGGCAGGGAGCGGCATTTATGATGTAGGCACAGGAAAGCCCACCTCATTCCAAAAAGTTGCAGAATTGGTTGCAAAAAAAGAGAAGGGAACCATAAAAATGATCCCCTTCCCTAAACATCTTAAAGGTAAATACCAAGATTACACTTGTGCTGATAACTCATGGTATGAACATGATTATACTAGTGTTGGAAGATATCTTGGAAGTGAATAAACGCAGTAGCAATATACTTTTCATTTGATTTAGGCATCTCACCTTCGTGTGCAAACATAAAATTACACGGGAAGATAAGAACCTTACCCTTTTCGGGTTTAATAGTTATGTTTAAATCGGGGAAGGTTGTACAACCACCTTCAGTAACATCATTTAGATATACAATCACAGCAAAGACTCTCGTAGCATTAGGTCCTGCTGTTTGATCAAAATGTTCAAGAAAATACCCCTCATCTTTTGGATACACTCTTACTGAGATATCTCTAAGTGCGAGGGGTTCTCCTTTAGGAGTCAAATTATCCTTTTCATAGTTCTCATATGCCCTGAAAATTCCTTGTGTCAGGAAGTGAGATATTGCATCATCTGGCTTTGGATATGCTTGAGTTGCAACTTTTCTATTCCAGTTAACAATTAATCCATGACCAGCGTTTCCAACTTTCCCGTCATGGTGAATTTCTGGATTTTTTTTAAACCAATCAATAATAGTATGACATTCTTGTTCATCATAAATGTCATAACAACAAATAAAATCACTCAGATCCATTAATCTCCTGGGATAATGCGATTACTATCTTCATCAAAATGTTCTGTGCTGAACTCAAATAGTTCAGTATCTTCTAAGGCATACATTCTATGACGCATTCCAATAGGAACATGGAACTTATCACCTTTTTCTAGGACATCTACTGTTGCCATTTCAATGTTGTCATCCCATCCATAGTAGATTCTAATCTTACCACTTTGGATATAGAAAACTTCATCTTTCTTTTTATGAAAATGCCAAGAGCATTGTTTTCCTTTAGTGAGGAAAAGAAGTTTACCGCAGTAACTGTTGCAGTTTACAATCCACTTTTCATATCCCCACCCTTTAGGTACGAATTTAATTGGATTGCCCTGCCTAGGTCTAGAAGAAATCTCCATCGTGTACTCCTTTGTCGTCAATGTAATAATCGGCAGATGGTTTACCTAACCAGAGATCGTTAAACATACATCCCCAATCACAGAGTTGCTTTAGAGTAAACTCATAGAATTCATCATAAGCTTTTTGACGATCATTATTATGTCGTCCCATACCTCTAGCAGTAAAGTAGATTACCTCATTGCCTTTAATATATAGATCGTTTATTTGACAGATCCTTTCAGTACGGGGAGTTGCGTGAGTATATTTCTCCTCACCTTTGCCAGGATAACAAATAGTACCGTCAATGTCTACCACATACTTCATAATTTTTCAATATCCTTTTTAGTAAGAGTATAGACGCCTGGATGTTGAACAGAGATTGCAGCAGCACGGTTTGCGTAATCAATAGATTTTTGTAAATCTTTTGTAGGAAGATGTTTTGAAACTAATGCTGCTAAAAAAGTATCACCTGCTCCTGTTACATCATAAACCTTTACTTTTTGTTCTAAGGGAAATGTAATTCCTGCCCATTTAACACCTGCAGCTCCCATTGTAACAATCATATGAGTATCATGCGGCATATCATCATGACGTTCTAAAAGATCATATTCTTTTTTATTGATCTTATAATACACATTAGCTTTATGGAATAACTTTCTTTTTTTAGTATCTACAAAAATAGGACCATTAAAACTATTCATAATCTCCATCATCCTATCTTCAGGAACAAATCCTTTTCCATAGTCAGATATGACCATAGCATCAAAACCACCAAAGTGAATAAAGGATGATTTAAGTTGTGCAGCTGAAATAGGAGTAACTTCTACTTCCTCATCCATTCTCATCAACTGATATCCACTATTCTCATCAATAAAACGTGTCTTTACAATAGATTCTTTTTGAGTAAGAAGATCAGTAGCAACACCCAAAGACCTTAGGTTGTTATTGACATTAGCTGCCATTCCTTTAGTCTTTTCACTGCGAGTGTACTTTAGTACAGGAACAGGAGCTTCAGGACTTAATCTATCAACAGTACCGTAAACATATTCATCGTCACATGTATCTCCGATGACTATGACTTTCCATGCATCACTCATAATTTCTCAATATTGTTTGAATGACTTTTGTAGAAGAATATCCGCCAACTCTTGGTAGATGCCGAACTTCCTTTGCGAACTCTGCTCCGACAACATCACCACCCTTCCAATCTCCCCCTAAAAGAAGAATATCTGGACTATACATTTCAATCAGATCTTCTAGTTCTTGCCTACTGTCAAAGTAATGTACTGTATCTATGTAACGAATAGATTGTAACATTGACATCCTATAACATAAATCATTAATAGGCTTAGAAGGACCTTTGTCCTGTTTGATCTTTTCGTCGGTGTCTGTGGCTACGATTAGTCTGTCTCCTAAAGACGCACCAACTTTGAATAATTCAATATGCCCTGGGTGTAGTATATCAAATGTCCCGTTAGTAAATACCAGTCTCACTTAGGTTCTCCGTATTGTCCGTATTTTAAAAACTTTTCATACTCAGTATGATTGATAGGCAAGAAAGTTCCTGGGCCACCTAAGAAGATGAAGAACATTTGGACTAATCGCCAAGTATCCCCAGTAAACATTCCAGGCTTAATATAACCTGTGTGGTAAATGTTTGCAGGATACATTACGAACCTATTATACTTCATTTCGGCAAGATGTATCAATTCCCACTCCTCCTCACTATCGGTAATATAATTATCATAATAGGGGTACTTATTTTTCTTCTTTAACCAGGCATCTGTTTTATCTGGATTACCCAGTTGATCACCTTCTAAAGTATAGAAAGATGTACCACCTGCACACTCATCATCTTTATTAAGATATACAGTTGCAGCATACAACATCCCACCATCATCATCTACATGGGGGACAATAGGATTCAAATCTTCTGATTGACTCACGTTTACACAGAAGGTAAGACCCTTAATGGAATCTTCTACCCTAGCAGGAGAGATTTTTTTATCTTCCATATGATCCCCATAAACACTACCAAATATATTGGTAAAAAATGGAGATAAAGGAGCAAAATCATAGTATGCATCAACTCTATAACCAGGCGCTCCTGCCATAATAATTGGATTACTAGTACAAGGAATCTGTAAGGCTAGATCCCTAACCATATCGGGATTCTTATAAAAGTTATCTACATATACAATTCTGGATTTCTCTGGTCCTATTGTATAAACACTTGCTTCCAAATTATCGTTTAGAGCAAATACATCTCTTTCATTAATAAAATTTTTCTTCATGGATCTAATGCAATAAACATCATTTGAATAAGTCTGTATAAATCACCAGTAAATGTATCTGGTTTCATGTATGCAGTATGAACAACATTGCCTGGATACATTACTAGACGATTGTATTTCATCTCTGCAACACTTAAAAGTTCCCAATCAGGAACGTCATCGGTGTCTGTGATGTAATGATCCCAGAATTTTTCTTTACCTTGTGACTTCAACCACTGACCAATATCTTCATTGGTAATTGTTTGTTTACCATTGAGCATATAGAAGGAGGTCCCGCCAGAACACTCCTCAGGAGTGTTTAAATAAATCCCTGCAGCAAACAACATAGAGTCTCTATCATCAATGTGTGGCGTCACTGGCGGTAGGTTCACAGACTGATTGATGTTCACACAAAATGGTGTTGTACGAACAGACTCATAAATTTGATCATCACTAACATCCTTTGTTAAGTCTGTATAAACAGTTCGGAAAACATGACGAAAGATAGGATATAGAGTTTCAAAATCATAGTGACCAAATACTCTAGTACCTGGCGTTCCTGCCATGATTTTAGAATTTTCAGTTGGTGGAATACTTAAAGTTAAATCTCTTACCATATCGGGATTTTTGTAGAAGTTATCAATAACAACTACACGAATCTCTTCTGGACCAACTACATGTACGTTAGCCTCCAGATCTGGATTTACCTCAAAAACTTCTTTTTCTTTAATGAAAGGGATTTTCATTCCAAGGATTCACTTTTTCATAAGTTACAGGAGGCTGAATATTTCTAAAGTTGTCATTACAAACATCAGCTGTAGGAAGATACTTAAATTTTTGTTCTTCCTGTTCGTAAAACTTTTCTAATATATCTCTACTTATATGTGGAGGCATATCGAGATCTTTGGAACAAACTGGATAATCTAATTGATTCATCCAACAGAACCAATTTGCACCAGAGAACATTTCTTTACCCTCAGACTCGATATCTTTTATAGCATATGCATAATCATCTGCGTGCCACTTAAGAGTTTTTGATGGTTTATAAACTTTATGTACCCACTGCCAGAACTTACCTTCATTTTTAGATCGTGAATAATGCATGTTGACAAAATCAACACAATTCTCAAAGAAACAAGTCATCTTAGCATTGTATAGATTGATGTCATTATCATCATAAGTTCTAGTCTTAATTCTACTTAATAGTTCCCATGCACCAGCGGCAATAAGACCAATACCTGTACTTTCAAGAGGTTCAATAAATCCTGCAGAAAGGCCCACATTGACAACATTCTTTTCCCAGAAGTTACGAATGTAGAACGGAGTCCAATCCAAAACTTTTAAATGATTTTTTACTAGTCTCTTATCCCAATATTCAACGAAGAAATCTACAGCATCCTCAACTGGAGTAATACTTCTATTAAAAACTAATCCTGTTCCATATCTCTGGTCTACAGGAATTTTCCAAATCCAACCATGTTCTACAGCATCACATGCCGTATATGGTTTCAATTCATTAGGTCTATCATTATATGGAACATGACCTGCAATAGCAGTATCACAGAAAAGTCTATCAGTAAGATCTACTCTATCTTGATCTTTCAATAAACCATTAAAACCTGTACAATCTACGAAAAGATCTGCCTTATGACAAGAACCATCAGTTAAACTGAGTGATTCAATATATCCATCATGAGTTGTTGCCTTAGATGTAACTTCACCTTGAATGAAAGTTATTCTATCTTTTATTTTTTTCTGAATATATTTTACTAACAGTCCTGCATCAATATGTAAAGCATAGATCCTCAGATTATCTGGGTCCATCTTATTATCTCTAACAGCAAGATTATAGTGTATCTCGCAGTCAGTTTTTTTGTTTGTGTATTCTCTTTGATAGTTTGTCCAGATTTCATGAATAGTAGTTCTAGATCCTTCGAAAATTCTTAGACTATCTAGATTTGGAAAACCAAAAGGATGCCAAATATCTTTACCTTCTCCTTTCCAATTTTCAAAAAGAATACCACCTTTAAATGTACAATCTATCTCTTTAAAATAATCAAGGAGATCAAACCCACAATCGTCCATGAAGGTTTTGAAACTAAGAATAGTGGCCTCTCCTACTCCAACAGGATTTCCATCTTTTTTATCAATTAAAGTAATCTCACATTCCTTTCCAATATTATTAACTAATAAAGCAGCAGTCATCCATGCAGAAGTACCACCACCAACAATGGTTATCTTCTTAGCTATTTTCATTGATTAGGAACCTCAATCATCAACCCATATTCAGGAAGATAAAGATACTCAATATCACTCTCAACTAAAGTTCTAACAGCGTCTTGGAGATCTTCAACTAAAGGTTCACCACCGAGATTAAATGAAGTATTGAAGATAATTGGACATCCAGTTTTATTATAAAATGCTTGAATAATTTCATAATAATGTTTGTTCTGTTCTTCGGTTACAGTTTGGATTCTACATGTATCATCGACGTGAATGATTGCTGGAATCTTCTCTTTAATTCCTTCCTGACACTTGACAGCATACATCATAAAAGGAGTTTCATCCATACCACGAAGATCAAACCACTCGTGAACATGTTCCTTCAAGATAGATCCTGCAAAAGGTCTAAAGTATTCACGACGTTTCACACTATTAACATGATCTTTTCCGTTTGGATCTCTAGGATCATAAATTAGAGAACGATTACCTAACGCACGAGGACCAGCTTCAGACTTACCTTGCCAGATTGCAACAATATTTTTATCGGTAATTAAATCAATAACGTCTTCATTATTAGCTTCGAATACTCTATTCGCACCTGCCCGATCTGCGATATCAACGATATCATCACGAGTATGATTATATTCAAATCCAGTATACAGATTCTTTAAAGGTTCATTAATAGTTTTATCTTCGGTCAATCTACGATGCATTAACATTGCAGCACCTAGAGCAGTACCTGCATCATTACTTACGGGTTCAACGAATAAATCAATACCTTCACCTTCTAGTTGTTCCAGATACCAATAGTTCGCAACACAATTCAATGCATATCCACCCGACAGAACTACGTTCTTTTTACCACTAATCTTTACAGCATATCTAATCAAATCAAGAACCATTGCTTGAGATTGAGTTTGAATTGCATATGCAAAATCTCTACGATTCTCAAGTTTAGTTAAATCATATTCTTTGTCCTGAACCTTTTGCCAAATTTCCATATCTGTTTTTAAAAATGGAAATCTCCCCTCATTGACGAACGCGCCGTTGGGGTAATTTGGAGTAATTATAGAACGATCCGCAGTCTTCCAATCAGAAGTGCCATTGCAATCTCCATAGATTTGAGGAATCTTATCATTGGGTTTACCATACGGGAATAGACCCATGGTCTTTCCTGCCTCAATAGGTTGGAAACCACAATATGAAGTTGCTGCCTCATATGCTTTGACAATACCTGCGGTATCATCAAGAATCATTTCATGAGTTCCAGATTCACCTTCGTCTGAACTATCAAACTCTGGAAATCTGTATGATTGATATGGTCCTCTACCACCCAAATGTTTATAGAGGGTTTTGAAATTTGCAGGATAACCACAATCAAAAATAGATTCTAATTCCCATACAGTTTCATTGCGCCCATTCATATTCATTGGAATGAACGTACCTGCACCATCAACAATCAATGCAACAGCATCTTCAAAACCAGACCTGTAGAAAGCACACGCAGCGTGAAGTTTATGGTGATTTCTACTAAGATCAATAACCTGGGGATGATTAGGGTGTAGATCAGCTTTTCTATCAATGAGACCTAATTTTCGAGCCAATCCTGTATATACATCATCCCCAGTAAAATCGATATGTCCAGCAGCACCAGTATGACCTGGCGCTTCTCTAAGTGGTTGAGTATGTGCGATTACAAGGTAATCGAGTCTGTCTGTATACTCTTTAATTTTCATCATGGCAGCAAAAGGGCCGCCATCGTATTTCTGTCTAGATAGTCTCTCTTCTTCTACAGAAAAGATAACCTCCCCATCCTTAAGAAGACAGATACCGCCATTATGTCCCCTAGTGAGACCAGCAATCCATTGTGCCATAACGAACCTCTAATTATTTTGAAGACTTCAAAAGGTTTTCCACTTCAGATTTAAAACCTTTATTTTGTTTAACAACTGTACTTGGAATATTCAACTTGGTAGGTTTCAAAGTTGAAAAATCTTGTTTAGGTAAAGTTGGAGTTGGAGTTGGAGTTGAACATTGCGACTGTTGTTGTTGCATCTGTTCTAAACTTGGACCAGTATATTTTGTAGGTTTACCAAGTCTTTTTCTTGCTGATGCAATAACTTGTCTAACTTGTTCTTTAGACATTTCACATGCCTGATCATTGTATCTAGTACGTTCATCATCCATACTAATACGAATAGGATCATACTTTCTTCTACCTTCACCCACATCGATAATATCAAAGTCTTTAAATTCTGGGTAAGAAATATTAACTGGGAATGTGGATCCAACAACTACTGTAGCTGTTTTCTTTAATGATTTTGCAATATGTTGTCCTACACTATCACAACCAATAAAATGATCAGCACCATCAATGACTCCAGACCAAACTCTAATATCTTCGATCTGTGGGCGTGCAACCTTATGTTTAGCCTGTTCCTCATTCTCTTCTAAGGGGAAATGTACTTCACTCATAATAACAACAGAATAATCTTTTTTAAGATCATTAATAATATCAACCGTGTTGACCATATTCATGCTTCGTGAGCCAGGATCAACTACAAAATCACCAACACTGGTAACCCCTCTACCAAAAGGTTGAATAACTACAACCTTATCCTTACCAGTTCCTGCTCTAATTTCAGTTAAAATATTTTGTGCAGTAACAACTTCCATCTTTGAAAGATGAATACTGGGATCTTGCAACTCCCTAGGTTCATCAAGTTCATTGATGATGATGTCAAATGCTTGTGCGATACTACATTTCTGATTGTAGTAATACCAATTTCTATAGGGTTCTACGCCAACGCAGTCCCTATCTTTAATATATTCTTCAAACAAATTCTTATGCCAGTTGTCAAAACACTTGTTGTGTAGAACTGGATGTCCTTTGTAAAAATCTGTACCCCCCTCACAAACGACAATGAAATCGTCGTGGGTTTCGGCGTATTTTTCTAATGCTGGGATAGAGGCAAGAACTCTTCCTGCCCCACCATTAATAAAGAATGCTTTAGGTCTCATGTCAAAGATTCAATTTGCAATTATTTAGGGGTCTTTTCAGACCCCCTTTTTATACTATAATTTATAAGCCAGGATTCTGATCTTCAGCTGGTTTTGCAGCATCCATTTGTGCCTTAGCAGCAGTCTCAACACGAGCCATTTTAGCCTTCTCACGAGCCTTCTGAGCATCAGTCATTTCTCCCCACTTACCTCTAGCAGAGTTGGGGTGAATAGGAGACATTTTTGCCGCAACAGCAGCAGGAATGCCGTTAGATGTAACCAATGCAGGCCAATCTCTCAACTTCTGTCTGTATGAAGTCCATTGCTCTACCATTGCAGTAGGCATATCAGAAGAAATTGCACCATCACTTGCTTCCAAGTCAGCATTTCTTCTATCTCTGATGTCTTCTACAGTAAAGTAGTCATCATTTGCCTCACCAAGCATAACTTCATTAACAGTCATCATTCTTGCTGTAGGAACACCATCAACAACTCTTACCGAATCCATATCCCAAACAAACTTAGGAAGAATGGGTAAACTATACTTGTACTGTTCATATCCATCGAGTGCAGGAGATTGTGGGTGATTTACAACCTTACCTTCTGCTTCGCCTGTCTGAGTATTAGCAGTTTCATTATCTGGAAGAATAGGACCAGAAACCTCTTGAGATTCATTAACAATTGGTCCTCTAAGTTGACAGATCAGTGGATACTGAGTGCAATCAACTTCGAAAAATTCTGTACAATCTGCAGGAAGAGGACGGCCATCAGCCTTATCATCTTCAGTCAGAGGTCCATACTTCTCATAACCGTCAGATCCAATCTGTAGATAGATCTTATCAGGTCCATGATAGGTATACTTACGGGACTTATTTTGAGCCCTATTATGATCCACCATGTATTCATCGGGAAGTGGCAGATCGAATTCTACTTTAATAATTTGTGTAGCCATAACGGTTAATTTGTGCGAGTAAACATCTCTCGGTATTATTTATATAATTAACCATAAAAAAAGGGGTGGTTACCCACCCCCTCTAATATTATTTTTTTAAAACTCTTAGATATAACTGATCTTAACAACACCAGAACCACCAGTTCCGCCTGTTCCGTTATCCCAGTTACCGCAATATGTTGTCATTCCTCCAGTAGCACCATGTGCAAATGGAACTGTCCAACAACCGCAACGTTCCCAACATGTAACTAACTGATATTGAACCTCACCACCGATAAATGGAGCAGGAGTAGGTTGAGAACCAACACAATGGCAGTGACACTGAGAAGCGTTTGTTGAGAATTGTCCAGCATGGTTACCCATCCCGAAATCAGCACCCTCATCATTTGGTCCCTTACAACATGTAAAGTCTGAGTTACATGCATCGTTCCAAGCTGTATTTGCCTCACCTCTGTGGCCACCAACAGCACAGAATCCACTTAAATTATAACCGTTTACATATGAAGCACATCCATAACATCCTACACATTCAACGGAACAACAAGGATATACACCTGCAGCACATACAGTGTACTGACAGCCAGGAGCAGTGGTAATAGTTTTAGATGCATAGTATCCACCACCTGCACCTCTGTAATGATGACATCTGTCCCAAGAACAGAATCCATGTCCGTTTCCACCAGATCCCCAAAGTTCAAAAGTTACTTTATAAACTCCAGTTGGAACAGTCCAAAGACAACAACAACCACCAGTAACAGCAGAAGTTGTTCCATATACCCACTGAATGTTCCAAGTATTCAGAGCATTTGCGTTGATCTTAGCATCCGTGATCACACCAGCTGGTAGTGAAGCACCGTCAACTTTTTTATAGTCTGTATAATTTGCCATGGGTGTGAGAATCCTACGTTAATATTTATTAGAAATAGGTGATCTTAACGATACCATTACCGCCAGTGTTACCATATCCATTATCCCAGTTACCGCAGTAACTAGACTGAGCACCTTGAGCACCGTTCGCATAGGGAACAGTCCAACAACCATGACGAATCCAACAGAAGTTAATTGCATAAACAACGTCTGTACCTACGACAGGAGCTCTGGAAGGTCTTGTTTGCTGGTGATGGCAGTGACAGAATCCTACACCGAACCACCACTCAACAGAACCGAATCTACCAGAGTGTGAAATACCACCGAAGTCTCCTCCGTTTGCACCTCTTTGTAAACAACAGTCATATGCAGAGTAACAGGTTTCGGTCCAACTGGTGTTTGCACAACCTCTAGAACCACCTACAGCACAGAATCCACTTAAGTTATAACCATTAACGTAGGATGAACATCCTTCGCATCCAGTACAACCAAATGAACAGCATGGATAAACACCTGCTGCACAGATCGTATACTGGCAGCCAGGTGCAGTATTAATCATCTTGGAGTTGTATTGTCCTCCACCAGCACCTTTAAAGTGTTGGCATCTATCCCAAGAACAAGATCCGTGTCCGTTTCCACCTGCACCCCAGATTTCGAAGAACAGTTTACTTACACCACTAGGAACTGTCCAGTTACAGCAACATCCACTAGCTACAGAGTTTGGAGATCCATAAACCCACTTAATTCCATAATTCTTCCTGGCGCCAGGAACAATCATATCATCTGTTACCAGACCATCGGCGATCTGTTCTGTAGTAACTTTTTTATAATCCGAATAATTTGCCATTTCTTTAGGATCCCCTGATATTAAACGTAAGTGACCTTGACAACACCTGTAGCACCAACGCCACCAGTTCCATTGTCCCAGTTTCCGCAATATGTAGTCATACCATTACCACCACCGTGAGCATATGGTACAGTCCAACATGCACAACGTTCCCAACATTCAGTAAGGTGACCACCAATAGTTCCGAATGAGAGGAACGGAGCTGATCCAGAACACCAAGTGTGTCTGTAACAGTGACAGTTATATGGTGCAGTTCCAGCAGGTCTCATATTCGACATTGCGAAATCAGATCCAGTAAAGCCTGGATTAATGCAACAGTTCCAATCTGAAGTACACATTGTACTCCATGCAGTGTTAGCACATCCTCTGTTACCACCCCATGCACAGAATCCACTTAAATTACATCCATTAACATAAGAGGCACATCCTCTACATCCAGTACATTCATATGAACAACAGGGATATCCTCCTCCTGCACAAATCGTATAAGTCCATCCTTCTTGTACATTGATAGTTTTGGAAGAATAGTATCCTCCACCAGCACCGAAGTAGTGGTGGCATCTGTCCCAAGAACAGAATCCACTACCGTTTCCTCCAGCACCCCATACATCAAATGTAGCTCTTTTGACTCCTGCTGGTACTGTCCACAAACAGCAACATCCACTAGTCGTGCCACCAATACTTCCACTAATCCAAAATACATTATATTTTGGACCAGCTCCGACAGCAAAAGCCGAGTCAGGGATCGAGTTGGGTACGATCTGAGAGGCAACAATTTTTTTGTAACTTCCGTAAGAGGCCATTTTGTTTTTACATTAGGTGGTTGATATAATAGACAGAAAAGAAAGAGGGGGAAGAATCCCCCTCCCCAGAATCAGATGGAGAAGAGTCTCCAACCGTATGTGTCACCTTGGAAAGTTAGTTCGAAGGATGCACCCTCGACTGTTACTGTCAAGTCGGAGCTGTCTCCCATGATTGTCTTACCGTTACGGGCAACAACCAGTGCGTTGGTGTCGAACGTCTTAGCAGCATCATAGAATCTAATCGTATCACCGATTGAAGGAGATGCGGGCAAGGTCATTTGAATTTGACCTGTAGTTGTGTTGATGAAGTACACATGACCTGCGAGTGCGTTAGCAGAAGTAGACTGAGTAACGTACTGCAGTTTACCAGGCTGTGTCCATGCAGTTCCATCGTAGTATTCAAGAGCGCCCAGAGTCGTGTTGAATCTGAATGCACCAAGTACGAAGGAAGGATCAACACCAGATGGTCTTTGTGCGGTAGTACCTACTGGAGGAACCATCGCGCCAACACCCATCTTACCGCGAGTAACAAATCCCTTAACTGCGAATTCAGTTGGGCAAGCAGTGTTGGAGTCGCCAGACATGAATTCATCAGAGGAGAATTCGTTAATTGCCTCACCGACCTGACCACCGATAGCACCCAGTCTCAATTCTGTCAAACCAGAAAGGTTGAACGCGGAAGCATCCAATGTTGCACGACCAGTTAACTGGTCAACGGAGAAGAACTGACCAACTCTGAAGTTACCACCTTGGTCGGTAGATACGAAGAATACCTTACCTGGCCCGAATGTGTTAGTCTCATTACCCTGAATGATTTGAGTTTCGTCAACATCAGGATAGTTAGTTTCAGTCTTGTTACCAGTACCAACACTCAAGAAGTCGTGACCTGTCAGGCGGACCTGAGAGAACCTAGTTCTAACAGTGATGGTAGAACCTGCGCCCGTGATGTTACGGGTGTCAGGCGTACCCTGAGACTTCTCTGGAGAGATTGTCAGAGTAGCACGGTTATAGTAGGTGTGTGCAGCACCAACAGTGTCAGTGTAAGTTACCGCAGCCGAGACGTTAGTAACTGTGTTAACAATGTAGAACAGAGAGTCTCCACCGTAGGTAGTAGAGAATC